AATACTGGAGCAGGGCCAGAAGCACCGTTCATTTTATCAATTGCACCTAAAATAGCATCAACATCAGCTTGAGTTAAATTAGAAGATCCATCTATAGTAACTTTGTAACCACTAAGGTAACTTACTACTACATCATTACTAACTAATTTAACCATACATACGTTTTCCGCAGATACTAAATCAAATTCAGCAGAAGTTCCAGTAGCAACTGTACTATGCTTTTTTATTTTAATATATCCCATTTTCTTTATCTTTTAAATGTTAATAATTATATAGTTGACTTAAACAATACGAAGTTATTCGCAGCTTGAGTAACTAAACATCTTTCAGATAAGAAGTGAACTTCCATAGCATCAAGAGCAGAAGTATAAGCACCACCTACAGAACCTGTAATCCAGTTTTTATATCGTCTGTCATCAGTTTGAGAAGCTCTATATCTTACGTGTAAGAAAGGACGTCTAATGTTTGATCCTAACATTTGATCATAAACAGTAGTAGTACCAGCAGGAACCATAACACCGTCAATATCTTGTGTTAAACCTCTAGTAGTAGCATCGTTTAAGTATTTCCAGTCAGTTTTGTAGAAGTCATAAGAACCTCTTCTAAATCCTGAAAAACCAAAGTTAAGTGCCATTTCTGACTCATTGTCAAATAAACCATAAGAAGCAGCTTGTGTACCAGCATAACCTCCGCCAGCCATAGCAGCAATCATATCATCAAAATCCAAAGCAGTAGCTCTGTTTAAGAATAACATGTTTTCTTCAATAGCTCCTTGCTTGTCAAGTTGCTTAAGAATAGCATCAAAATCACCTAATGCACCAGCTCCAGGAGCAGCAGCACCAGCAAAATTTTGCCATACATTACCTCTTGTTTCAATAGCATCAAATAAACCTTGAGTACCTATTGGAGCAACACCAGTAGTACCATCACTAGTAAACTGAGTAGCACCACCTGTATAATCAGCAGCAGTTACACCTGAACCAGCAGCGGCTTTAACACCTTCAACGCAAGTCATTTCTAAGTAATCTTCAAAACGTAGTCTTGTTTCAGACTCAGCTTTTAGATACCACATGTAACCTGATGTTCCATCTTCAGTAGCAACTTCAATCCAACCAATTTGAGCAGCGTCAGAACCTGATACTTCAAATTTATCTTTAATGATAACTGGGTTGTTTGAAAAAGTTTCTGGAGTAGGCTCAATAGATCCAACCATTTGGCTAGTTCCTTTTGCAAACTCTGAACCATAAACAAATAATTTTAATCCAGTAGTTCCTAAACCAGCAGCTCCTAAGTTAGCAGCTTCGTAAGGCACAGCAGTAATGTCTAAACCACTAATAACCGTTACTAAAGCTTTAACAGTAGTAAAACCGTCAGCTATAACTATAGTTTGATTTAATCTTACAGCATTGTTTGATCCAGCAGCTAGACTTATAACATTACTAGTTCCAGCTCCTTTTGTAGCGCCTTCATAAGCAATGTGTAATCTATTTTGCTCAGACCAAATTACTTGATCAGATGTCATAGGCATTTCAGCGCCTACCATTCTCAAGAAAGCAGATAAAGTTCTGTTTCCGTATCTTTCTACTTCAGCTTCGTAAAGCTCAGGTAGATATTGTTGTGTCCAAGTCGAAAAATTAGCGTCGTGAAAATTGATATAGTTATCAACCACAGCTTGTTGTTTCGGCATAGGGACAATTGATGGTGGAAATGCTCCGCCACCTGCAGAATTGTCTAAAAATCCCATTTTTATATTTTAGTTTAAGTTATTTTTTTATTTTATTTATTTTTAACTTAGAACTTGTATCACCAGAAATAGCTCTTACTTTAAAACCATTTAAATAAACATCACCCGGAACCTCAGTTCTAGCGTCTTTGCTTATGTTCTTTGATTTAGCAGTAATATCTTTTACAGCGTCACTTTTACCTTGCTCATAAAAATGAGAAGCAATAGTGTCGATGTTTCTAGCTCCATATATAGCTTTGTGGTATGCACCTGGATCATTAACTGTACCATCTTCGTTTAAGAACTTCTTAATAAATGTTGTTAGATCAGATTGCGCCTCGGCAACTTCATTAGCATCTTTAACACCGTATCTAAACTTCTTTTCACCAACCTCGAAATCAAAACCTTTGAAATCATTAGTAAAATAATCTTTAGTTGCAGTCTTAAAGCTTTCATGACTTTGCTTTGCTACCTCTTGTTCTTTGTTATATCTATTGAAAAAATCAGTTGCTTTTTGTTGTTCTTGAGTAACGCCCGGTCTCAACTTGATCTCGTCGTAATACTTCTTTTTCGTTTCCTCCAAAAAGTTTTTGGCTTTTGCAATTTCTTCCTTATAAGCAAGTTTCTTTTTCTTTTGCTCACGTTCCTCAGCTTCTTCAGGATCAAAGTAAAATTTATCTTCTAATATAAAATCTACTTCTTCTCTATCTAAATGAGGCTTAGTCTGTTTGTAGTATTCCCTAAGTAAAACATCTTCGTCTACATCAGTATAGTCTCTGCTTAGTCTCGCATAATCTTCTAATGTACCACCAGTCTCTTTCATAAACTCAACAAGTTTTTCTACGTTTTCAGGTAAATCTATTTGTTCAGCAACTGGCTCAGGCGCTTTTACAACCGGTTTTTCTTCAGTAGTTTTTTCTTCTGTTACTTCGTTCATAACAGTAAACTCTTCTTCTTTAACCGGCTCTTCCTTAGTTTCTACTTTTTCTTCAACCTTTTCTTCTACAATTTCTTGTACAACTTCCTTAGTTTCTTCAGGTTGTTTTGTTTCTTCTTCTTTTTTAGTTAAATCTACTTTAGTTGTAGGTTCTGTGTTAACTAATTTTTTAGGTTTCTTTTTCATTTTAAAGTCACCTTGTTCTAGAGTTCCATCAGGAGCCTCTTTTACTTCTTCTTTTTCTGACATAATATAATATAATAATTAATAATTAACCCATTCCAAAAGGATTGAGCATTGGCATAGGCTCTTCACTAGGTGTTGGCTGATCTTTTTCAGTTGCACTTGTTTCAAAGCTTGTTGGTAGTAAATCGTTTTGTCTTTGGTCTATTAATTGAGACTGTTGAGAACCTTCAATACGTACTCTTTCATCTTTACGGTCCTCAATTTCTTTTTCTTTGGTTTTTAAACCATTAACTTCCATTTGTTTTAATTCTAAATCAAACTTATGTTGTTGGTTCATGATCATTATCTTAACTTCAGCTTCTTGTTTGTACTTTTCAACATCAAACTGTACTTTAGCTTGTTCAAACTGTACTTTTTGCTCTGTTAATATTTGTTGTTTTTGAGTTTCAGCTAATGCTTGTTTTTCAGCTGCTTCTGCTTGCGACTGAGCTTGCTGTTGTATTTGCTGAAGTTTCATTTGTTGTTCAGCTGCTTGCTTTTGCTGTCTACGCTGTTTTAGCAGTTGATTAGCTAGTGTTAAGTTTTTAACTTCTCTAATATCTATAGCATCTTCTAAATCAATACCACCTGTCTTAAGTGCTATTTGTATATTTTCTTCTAACTTAGCTTTTTCTTCATCATCTGGCTCAAGATCTAAAAATATACCAAAATCGTATATATTTTTATCCATTAAGTCGGTCAATGTAGATACGTTAAACTTAGTTATACTAGTTTGTAATGCTGATCTAGTAAGTGGAAACATTAAAGCATCACCTATTCTTAATGATATATTTTCACAGTTTTTAAGTGTTAAGTATAGACTAGCTTGTAATATGTGTCTAGTTGCAGTGTTAGAATTAGCCGCTGCTATTTTTTGTAAACCTACTAAAGAGTTTTTATCAGGACTACTAGCATCTCTAGCTTCATTTAATCCCGTTACATCTCTTATAAGCTGTAAGTAGTATTGATAAGTTTGTATAAGACTTTGTATTTTAGCTCCACCATTACCACTTTGTAATTCTTGAATAGGAACTTTACCTGGATTCATATCACCATCTTGAGTAAATGATCTACCAACAATAGAACCTGTTTGAAAATACATATTTAAAGCTTCTTGTGGATTATATGTTGTTCCATTACCTAAATCTACCTCAGCTAAACCATCAACATCCATGTAAACACCATCAGGAACTACTCTAGATAACACTTGCTGTAGTTTAAGGTGTGTTAATTGAATCATATCAGCAAAACCTGTTATACGATTAACTAATGAATCTATACGCCCCTTATACATTCTAGGAGCACATATGTTGTAGTTCATGTTAACCTTGGTAGTATCCGCGCCTGGCCTAGTCATATTTTGAGCCATTTCCCATCTTAACATTTTAGGATGCCCTAGTATTTTAACACCAGTATATAATACTTCTATAGATCTAAAAGCTTTAGTAAAGTTAACTTCTTCAGGTGGATTAAATGCATCTGTTTTTTCTAATGCTTTTTCTAAACCATTTGGAGTTTCTTTTATTTTAAACACTTGATTAGTAAAAGTTTTATATTCAAAATATATTACTTGTATTTTATCATCAAAATATCTACCTTCTGCTCCGTTTCTATAGTTAGAATTACCTGGATACTTACTTATTTCTTTTAATTCTTCAGGCGTAAGCATAGGAAATTGTTTTTTAAGTTCAGCCATACTAAGCCCCTTTACCTCGCCAACATACCATATGTCTTCAAAGTTTGGATCTTCTGTGTATGAATAAACTAAATTAGCAGGATCAACATAACTAACTCCAACTCCTTCTTGTAAATTAAACTCAGTCTTAGAACAAGCGATACCTAATACTGTTAAATCATGATTTAATCTTCTTCTAACTAGATCGTATTTATTGTAATCTAAAACGTAGTTAATAGCTTCTTCTTGAGCTATTTCAATTCCTTGCTTATAATTAAGCTGCATGTAAACAGATACTTCATCTGGATTTGTTGGCATATTTGACTTACCACCACCAGTTGAAACATCTAAACCTAATTGAGCTTTTGCTTTAGCTATATATTCTCTAGCGTAAATATCTTTCATTAAGCCTTGAATATATGCAGATCTTTTTCCAGTGGAAGAAGGATCTTGAGCATAGGCTTTAATATCGTAATTTTTTTGAGACATACCATTTACAACTATGTCTACAAATTTAGAAATAATAGGTACAGGAGTCCAGTCTAGGTTTAAGTAAGATAAATCACCATTAATAGATAGCTCATCTTTATATTTTTGTATAGATTGCTCTCCTCTAGCATATAACCTCAACTGATGG